AACAAAGCGAACCAGCTTCTTGCTAAACTTCAAGGCAGACAGGCAGAGCTAGAGGCTAAACTACAGACTGCATTTCCACCTTGGGAAATCAAGACACCCTTCACGCCTAAGGTTAACAACAAGTCCAGAGGTTATGTCAAAGGTGTACTGACTTACAAAGTCAAAGAGATAGTCTTCAACCCTGCAAGCAGAGACCACATAGCAGACAGATTGCAGAAGCTTCGCGGTTGGAAACCTGAACTGATGACAGACCAAGGTAAGCCTAAGGTCGATGAAGCTGTACTCAAGACACTTGATTATCCTGAGGCCTCTATCCTAAACGAGTATCTCCTAATCAACAAAAGGATTGGGATGCTTGCTACAGGTGTCAATGGTTGGCTGAAGATGGTCAAGGGTGCGCGGATACATGGTCGAGTTAATACGAACGGGGCTGCTACTGGTCGCTGCACTCACAGTAAACCTAACGTAGCACAAACTCCAAGCATTGGCGCAGCATACGGACGGGAATGCAGAGAGTTATTCCACGCTCCTGAAGGCTACTCTCTGGTTGGCGCTGACTTATCAGGATTAGAACTACGCTGCTTGGCTCACTATATGGCTAGGTTTGACTCAGGTTCTTATGCTGATGTTGTGGTGAACGGAGATATCCATTCCCTAAACCAGAAGTCTGCAGGTCTGCCTAACAGATCCACCGCAAAGGTCTTCATATACGGATTTCTTTATGGGGCAGGTCCAGCCAAGATTGGTTCAATTGTGGATGGCTCTGAGAAGGAAGGGCGTAAGCTCATCTCAAAGTTTATGAAGGCAACCCCTGCTATCAAACTTCTTAGGACTGCAGTTTCAGAAGTAGTCAAGAAGAATGGTGGTTACCTGACAGGATTGGATGGGAGACAACTGCCTATCCGATCAGACCATGCAGCCCTCAACACTCTGTTACAATCTGCAGGTGCAATCCTATCGAAGAAAGCCTCAGTTATCTTGTATGAAAATCTAACCCTAAACAATTTAAAATGGGGAGAGGATTGGGCGCAGGTAGCTCATGTCCACGACGAAGTTCAACTCATAGCACGAAAGGAGTTAGCTGATTATGTCGGACAAGAAGCAGTTAAATCTTTTCAACAAGCTGGAGAATACTACAACTTCCGATGCCCAATCACAGGTGAATACAAAGTGGGCAACAATTGGGCAGACACACACTAACAAAACTAAGTCCATCAAGGCTCGACAGAAAGTCCAGCACAGAAAACGTAAGCTTATAGCGTACAAGGGTGGCAAGTGTCAGCGCTGCGGCGGGGAGTTTCATGAAAACCTATACGACTTCCACCACTACGATCAGAGCTTAAAGAGTTTTGCCGTTAACCAATCCACGTATCAACTGAAGTGGTCGCGGTTAATAGCTGAAGTGGATAAATGTTTTCTGCTTTGCTCCAACTGTCACAGAGAAGTCCACACCCATAACGAACCAGCGTTCATAAAATCTAACCCGAAAGGTGTAACATGAGTGACATACAATATATTAGCCATATGGGCGATGATGATCTGGTTTGTGATGCAGCTAGAGTTTCATTTGACAAACGGGCAGACAACTTCGGGCCCAATCAAAACGAAAGCCTTATAAATTTCTTAGCTAGAAAAAAGCACTTCCATCCATTCAGTCACCCCACAGTTACCTTCCGATGTTTTTCTAGTATCTTTGTTTCTCGACAACTTGCAAAGCATCAAGTTGGTGGTACGTGGAACGAAGTAAGTCGTAGGTACGTGAAGTCCTCACCTACCTATTGGTCTCCAAGTTTCTTTAGGTCTTCTATTAAAGATGTGAAGCAGGGGTCATCTCCAGATGCACACAAACGGAGCAATGAGTTCTTAGAGTTATACCATGACATCTGCATCGATGCTGTAGCGCTCTACGACAAGATGATTACCTCTGGTGTATGTGCTGAACAGGCCAGAGCCGTCCTACCCCAGAGCGTAAATACAGAGTGGGTATGGACAGGTAGTCTTTTGTTCTTTTCCCGCGTTTACAACCTACGAAGTGCGTCTGACACCCAACGTGAGACACAGGAATTTGCTGATCTACTCGGTGAGCAAATGGAATCTATTTATCCCATAAGCTGGAAGGCACTGACCGATGATGCATGAAGAGCAAGAAGTTGAAATTGAATCACTACAATTAGCAAAAGCAAAAATCATTTCTGAGATATGTATTATTGCTGACAAAATCAAAGATCAGGATCTTCGCAACATGTGTCACGATGCTGCACTAGTCCTATTAAATTCCCTGCACACTGAGAAGCAAGCAAGCCTTCATATCTTTGAAGGGACAAAACAATGAGACTTATTTTTGACGCAGACATCATTGCCTTCAAAGCTGCAGCTGCAACTGAACAGCCCATCGATTGGGGTGATGGTATGTGGACACTACACGCCTTCGAGGATGATGTAATAAATCATGCAATGAAATACATGCAGAGTGTTTCCGATAAATTAGGTATACAAGATGCAACCTTATTTCTAACTGGTACTACCAACTGGCGTAAGGATATACTCCCGTCCTACAAAGCTAATCGTAAGAACTTGCGGAAGCCTTTGTTGCTACCCTTCATCCGTAATTTTATGGTTGAGAAACTAGGGGCTATTATTCTTGAGCCGATGGAAGCTGATGACCTACTAGGTATTGAAGCTACCTCGACCGATGATTGTATCATTGTTAGCGAGGATAAAGATTTAAAGACTATCCCAGCATTACTATTCAATCCTCAGAAAGATGACGAACCAGTTCGCATCCCTGAGTTCACAGCGGCTTGGAATCATATGTTTCAAACGCTGGTCGGTGATAGCACTGATGGTTATTCAGGTTGCCCCAAGGTTGGACCAGTAGCAGCCAAAAAAATTTTAGACAACATCGATACCATTGAAGACCTTTGGCCCGCTGTTGTTGCTGCTTTCAAGAAACAGAAATTATCAGAAGACGTAGCTCTACAACAGGCACAGGTCGCTCGTATCTGCCACGCCTCTGACTTTCATAAAGATACAGGAAAGGTAATCCCTTGGACACCATGATTAAGAACCCGCCGCACTACGCACGATATAAAATTGAACCTGTCACATTTATTATGGAGAACGAATTACCTTTCCACACGGGGAATATAGTTAAATATGCAGTACGTGCTGGACATAAAATGTATGACATGATGGGTCCTGTTGATAGCGAAATTGCAGACCTAGAAAAAGTAATTCAATACTGCAGATTACGCATCGATCAACTATCTGGGAATGAGGTTCCCTAGTTGTTCACAGTAGAATTTGACGCTGATGCAACCATCATCACAACTCTGGATGGAACGGGTAAGTTCGAAGACGTTCAGGTAATTCAAGATGGTGAACATGCCTATATCAGACAGTGGAATGAACCAGAAAATTCATACCAACTAATCATCCTTACAATCAAACAATTTAAATCCATCCTTGCAGCACAATCTGTTGGGGCTGGTTCATATGAAGTGGAATTTAATAATGGCTAAATGGACTATTAAGACACCGCCGCCCCGATTTAGCTTTGACAAATATCAAGATGATGCAGCGACAACCGCTATATATCCGTTCGAACGAGGGTTGGAATATTTGAGCTTAGGCTTAGTCAGTGAAGCAGGTGAAGTAGCTGGCAAGATTGCGAAGTATTACCGCAAAGATGGCAAGCTGCCGAAAGAGGATATCATCGACGAATGTGGTGATGTCCTTTGGTTTATCAGTGAACTTGCTCGGTATCTCGACACTGACCTCTCAGAAGTAGCGGATAAAAATATTAAGAAATTAGCCTCTCGCAAAGAACGAGGGATGCTGCAAGGTAATGGGGATAATCGATGACAACAGACACTCGCGCCCAGGTGGTAACACGGCGTACATATAATAGACCTCTGGACAAAGAGGGAACAAAATTCGAGACATGGGAACAAACAATTGATCGTGTAATTCGACATCAGAAATGGTTATGGGAACGGGCTAAAGGAACTAAGTTAGCACCCATTGAATTTACTGAGTTGGAAGAACTTCGTGACCTATTCTTAAAACGAATAGCATGTCCATCAGGTCGTACATTATGGCTGGGTGGTACTGACGTATCTAAACGCAGAGAAGCCTCACAGTTCAATTGTAGTTTTGGTAGAGTTGAGACAGTACACGATGTAGTTGATGCTATGTGGCTACTACTGCAGGGCTGTGGTGTAGGCTTCGAGCCTGTGGTTGGAACCTTGAATGGCTTTGCCAAACCTGTAGAGGTAAAAATTATACGCTCTACTCGAACAACTCGTGGATATGATAGAAACAAGGTATTGAACCAAGGTGGAACCCAGTGGCATTTAGAGATTGGTGATAGTGCAGAAGCATGGGCTAAGTCTGTTGGTAAACTACTAGCTCTCAAAGACCCTGTAGATAAGATTGTCCTAGACTTCACACAGATACGCCCCTCTGGTGAGCGACTGAGTGGGTATGGCTGGATTAGTTCTGGTGATAATACCATCAGCGTTGCTTTCGAGGAGATTTGTAAAATCCTCAATCGACGCGCAGGTCAGCTGTTAGATCGTATCGACATCTTAGATATCATCAACTGGCTAGGAACCACCCTTTCATCCCGTCGATCTGCAGAGATTGCAGTGATGCCTTATGGTGCTAAGGATTGGGAACGCTTTGCCACAGCAAAGAAAGACCATTGGATTGATAACCCACAACGGGCGCAATCTAATAACTCTCTCTTGTTCTGGGACAAGCCCACACGCACTGAACTTAATGATATATTTAAGATGATGACAGATGCTGGCGGGTCAGAGCCAGCTATCATAAATGCAGCTGAGGCAACACGCAGAGCACCTTGGTTTAAAGGCGTAAATCCATGCGCTGAGATACTGCTAGGTAATAAGAGTTTTTGCAATTTATGTGAGTTTGACCTCAATAAAACAAACGGTGTTGATTTCAATGTTGTTCGCCATTGGTTGCGTCTTATTGCTAGAGCTAACTACAGGCAAACCTGTGTGAACTTGGACGATGGTGTTCTTCAGCGCAGCTGGCATGAGCTTAATGAGTTCTTACGTCTAACAGGTGTAGGTCTAACAGGCATCGTGACTTGGGAACATTTAGATAACCCAGCAATGTTTGACATGCTTCGTGAGGCTGCAATCACTGGCTCTCACTCTATGGCTGATGAGTTACAACTCCCCCGATCTAAGGCTGTAACAACAATTAAGCCTAGCGGAACCTTATCTAAGATAATGTCAACTACAGAAGGAGTTCATAAACCCCTTGGCAAGTATATCTTTAACAACATCAAATTCAGCATCCACGACCCACTCGTTCCTATCCTTCGAGAGGCTGGATACCGTGTCTTTCCTGACCCTTATGAAGGTCAAGGAAGTGATAGTGTTCTGGCTACCTTCCCCGTATCTTACGAGAGTGTCAGCTTCGATACAGTGGATGGTAAGCACGTTAACTTAGAAACAGCTATCGACCAGCTGAATAGATATAAGATGATGATGCAACATTATGTTGACCACAATTGTTCAGTGACAATTAGCTATGACCAGTCAGAGATTGAAGCAATCACCGATTGGTTCTTAGAGAACTGGAACAACTTTGTAGGTGTATCATTCATCTACCGTAACGATCCAACCAAGACTGCAGAAGACCTTGGATACCCCTACCTACCACAAGAAGTGGTCGATGAGGAAACATTCAAAGCTTACGCAGATACATTGAAACCCATTGACTTGGAAGCAGCCAACAGCCTCGTAGAATTAGAGGATGATGAGTGTGCTACAGGTGCATGTCCAATTAGGTAACGTATGCGAAAACGATCCACCTATCAGATGAAGATGGAACAACAAGAGGTCGTACACGCCCACCGTGTGCGGCCCCTAGTTCCAAAGAACCCCGCCCAAAAGAACTACATTGACTGTATATACAGATACTCACAAGTGTTTGTCACAGGACCAGCAGGTACTGGTAAGACCTACATAGCTGCATCACTCGCAGCAGACATGTATAACAAGCACCAGATACATAAGATAATTCTAACACGACCTAATATACCTGCAGGTAAATCTTTAGGTTTCTTTGCTGGTACTATTGAAGACAAGATAGCACCTTGGGTCTATCCGCTAACTGAAGTCCTTACTGAAAGGTTAGGTAAGGCTAAGTATGAAATAGCTCACAAAAGGGGTGATATAGAGATTGTCCCCTTCGAAGTAATGCGTGGCAGATCATTTAATAATGCCTTTGTTATTCTTGATGAAGGTCAGAACCTAACACCACACGAGATGAAGATGTTTCTCACTCGTATTGGTGAGGAAAGTAAGGTCGTTATTAATGGTGATGTAAGTCAGCACGATCTTAAACAACAACAAAAATCAGGTCTAACAATAGCAATTGACCTCATGCACAAACACAGCATCCCTGCCGCCCACTGTAACTTCACACATGATGATGTGGTTCGGTCAGGTATATGTGCTGCATGGACAAGAGCATTTGGTTAGGTTGCTCCCTAAGGATACTCAATGTTTCCATTTATATCAAAAGAACTCGTAGAAGAGTTAAACAAGCGATTCCCCGATCTATCTCCCAGCATTGATGAAACACATACACAATTAATGTGGCGAGGTGGTCAGAGGTCTGTCGTGGAAATGATAATACAACTTCACGAAGACCAACTGTCTTCAGATTTAGGAGAATAGAATATGTGCTTTAGTAGTCCAAAGGCTGACCCTGCACCACCACCCGCAGCCCCGCCTTCAGCTAACCCAGTTTTGACAAATATGTATGACCCTTCAAGTCCTGAAAGTGGGATGGCTCAAGAGAAAAACTCTATGTCAAAAAAGGCACGGGGAACATCACAACTTAAAGTTGACTTGGACCCACTAATTAAAAACATGGGTAATAGCTCTGGTTTACAGATAAATAGTTAGGAAATTATATGAGCATGGGTACTGCCGAAGCGCGGTATCGACAACTCGAACAAACTAGACAATCGTATCTCGACAGAGCTAGAGATTGCTCAGAGCTAACTATTCCATCGTTAATCCCGCAGGATACACATAACGAGACAAGCGACCTCTATACGCCCTTTCAGGGTATTGGAGCTCGTGGAGTAAACAACTTAGCATCTAAGCTTTCACTAGCTCTCATGCCACCTAACTCCCCCTTCTTCCGCTTCATGGTTGAGCCTTACACTCTTAAAGAGATGGCTAAAGAACCAGCTGCAAGAACCAATGTTGAAAAACAATTGGGTGAGTATGAACGGGCAGTGATGAGCGAGATTGAATCGTCTGGCGATAGGGTTGCGGTGCACGAAGCGCTAAAACATTTAATCGTCGGTGGTAACGTCCTGTTACATATCGATCCAACAAAAACTCGTGTAATACACCTAGACAGCTACGTTGTCTCAAGAGCTCCAAATGGGGATGTACTTGAGGTTGTGGTTGTAGAGAATGTTTCTCCCAACGTATTAGACAAAGTAACAGCCGCTACCATCAAAGGTAAACTTGAAGGCGATGAGAAGACAGTAGAAATCTACACTCATGTCGAACGAAAGAATGCTTTCTTCACAGTATACCAAGAGGTGAAGGGCACTATCATTGCTGGCTCTAAGGGTAAGTACAAAGCTGATGCAGTTCCATTCCTACCACTTCGTTTCTCCCGCATTGACGGTGAGGATTATGGTCGTGGATTTGTTGAAGAACTATTAGGTGATTTGAAATCTCTTGAAGGTTTAAGTCAGGCTATCGTCGAAGGCGCAGCCGCTGCAGCTAAAGTATTATTTCTTGTGAACCCTAACGGGACAACGAGAATGCGTAGCATTGCTCAGGCTGATAATACAGCAATTATCGAAGGAAACCGTAACGATGTTTCAGTCCTACAAATGGACAAGTTCAATGACTTTCGAGTGGCCTACCAAGCCATGCAAGGAATCGAAGAACGATTATCCCAACAGTTTATGCTTCAATCTTCAGTTCAACGGAACGGAGAGCGAGTCACAGCAGAAGAAATCCGCTACCTCGCAGGAGAACTAGAGGACACCCTATCGGGTATCTATTCTATCTTGTCACAAGAGTTCCAGCTTCCTTACGTCAACCGTAAGATGGAAGTGTTAACTCGCGCCAATAAGCTACCTAAGCTCCCTGAGGATGTTGTTAAACCAACCATCGTTACAGGAATGGAAGCACTTGGTCGTGGGCATGACCTACGAAAGTTGGACCTATTCATTCAAGGTATGACACAGGCTCTAGGACCAGAGGTTCTAGCACAGTACGTCAACCTTCAAGATTATATCAAACGCAGAGCGACTGCCTTGGGCATCGACACTGAAGGTCTAATCAAATCAGAAGAACAAATCGCTCAAGAAATGCAACAGGCACAGATGCAGCAAATGGCTATGCAAGCTGGACCATCTGCAATTCAAGAGGGCGTTAAGCAATTAGGAAATTCATATGTTGAAAGCCAAAGACAGCAAGGAGCCTCAGAAGCCTGAAGCCCCTAAAAAACCGTTGGCAGCACCAGCGGTAGTCAAGAGTAATCCGATTAAACGCGAAGACTTCTAATGGCTGGCGGTAAGAAAAAGCCCAACCTCAGTGTTGGCCGTGGAGAGAAGCGATCAGTTTCTAAAGGCGCGGGTCTTACCGCCAAAGGTCGCGCTAAATATAATCGTGCAACGGGTAGCAATTTAAAAGCCCCAGCACCTAACCCCAAAACCAAAGCTGCTAAAGGCCGTAAGGCATCTTTCTGTGCTCGTAGTCGAGGATGGACAGGTGAGCGCGGTAAGGCAGCCCGTAGAAGATGGAAATGTTAACGTATGGCTGAAAGTATTACCATAACAGAAGAAGAGACAGGCCCTGAAGCACCCGTTGCTGAACAGGATAACTCGCCTCGACCTGAATGGTTGCCAGAGAAATTTGCTAACCCAGAGGACATGGCAAAGTCCTACAGAGAACTTGAAAAGAAACTGTCCAGTCCTAGTGAGGAACCAGAGGTAGTCGAAGAGGCTGAAGCACCTAAAAGTGAGGGGCCAAACTTCGACAAGTTTTCTCAACAATTTGCCGATGAAGGTAACCTTAGTGACGAGAGTTTTAAAGAACTTGAAGGCATGGGTTATCCCCGCGAGATGGTGGAAACATACATTAATGGTATGCAATCCGCACAGACTGCAGACGCAGACGCAGTGATGTCAGTGGCAGGTGGATCTGATGGTTATCAGGAGCTCACAGAGTGGGCTAAGGCTAACATGGAGACTAATGAATTAGAACTCTATAATAATATGGTTGGCACAAGCACTGATAATGCGAAGATGGCAGTTGAGTGGCTTATCTCAAAACGAGAAGCTGCAGGTGGCGTAGAGCCTACACTGCTTTCTGGTAAAGCTTCATCTCCAGCTAAAGATGAATTTCGCAGCACAGCTGAGGTTGTAGCTGCAATGAAAGACGCTCGATATGGCAAGGATACAGCGTACACAAAAGACGTTGAAGAGAAGCTAGGTCGATCATCAGTATTTTAATGACGTTCTGATTAATGGAGAAACCATGTCTCTTTATAAAAACATTCATGCCAAGCGTAAGCGTATAGCAAAAGGCAGCGGCGAAAAAATGCGGAAGGTAGGCTCGAAGGGCGCACCTACAGCAAAAAATTTTAAACGTGCGGCTAAGACCGCTCGTAAAAAGTAATATTCATTTAAGGTTGGGGTAATGATTGATGTGTTGATGCTGGCAGGTGCCGTATCCACGGTAGCTAAAGCTATCAGTTCTTCAGTAAAAGCTGGAAAAGACTTAACATCAATTATACCTCAGGTAGGTAAGTTGGCTAAGTTGGATTCAGAAATTCAACTAGCTGATGCTGGTAAACATAAATCTTTTATTGGTAAGCTTGGAGCACCTGCAGAAGAAGCTATGGCTATCGCACAGGCGAAGGCCAAGCATAAGGAAGCTATGGATGAATTACGTTCCGTATGCAGATTATATGGTCCATCGGGGTTTTGGGATTCTTTCCAAAGAGAATTAGCAGCCGCCCGTGTTCGCCATAAAAAAGAACTAGAAGCTAAGGCAAAAGTAAGGGACCAGATTGTAGCTACAATAAGTGCCATCTTTGGTATTTTAGTAGCCATCTCTGGAACTTCACTCATGTTATACGCTGTAGCGGAATTTACTTAACGGAAACGGACATGCCTCTTTAGGCAGTCGAACTAGACCGATGAACACTAAGACCTGATGCGTCAGACAATCTTTGTAAGTAAGAGCGAAAGTTATTTCCCTTTTAATTTATTCCAAGGATTTGCATTATGGCAAACGCAACAGCATCACGCTTAGGTGTGGTAAATGGTGCATCACCGTCTAACTTTGCAACGGCAAACGCACTATTTCTAAAAGTATTCGCAGGTGAAGTCCTGACTGCTTTTGATGAAACTAACGTAATGAAAGACCTGCACACCTCACGCACAATCGCGTCTGGTAAATCAGCATCTTTCCCAGTGACAGGTAAAGCTAATGCAGCTTACCACACTGTAGGTACTCCATTGTTGGGTACTCAAGCAATCAAGCATAACGAAATCGTAATCAACATCGATGACGTACTTATTGCTGACACATTTATCGCTAACATAGACGAAGCACGGAATCACTATGATGTTCGCGCTGAGTACAGCCGCCTTTTAGGTATGGCTTTGGCGAAGGAATTTGACACTCGTACAATGCGCGTAGGCGTATTGGCTGCACGTTCAGCTGCTACTATCACAGGTCAGAACGGTGGTTCTGCTTTGACTGATGCAGACGCTGCAACAAACGGCGCATCCTTGGCTGCTTCTATCTTTGAAGCTGCTAAAGTGTTGGACGAGAAAGACGTTCCTGAAAATGAGCGTGTGGCTCTTGTAGCCCCTGCACAATACTACAACTTGGTACAAACTACTGATGTCATCAATCGTGACTTTGGTGGCGCTGGCGTTTACGCCGATGGTACTGTTCTGCGCGTTGCAGGTATTCAGATTGTTAAAACTAACAACCTGCCTTCAAGCAACATCTCAGCCGCATCTGGTGAGAACAACACCTACTCAGGTGACTTCTCCAACACAGTAGCGCTGGTAATGCAGAAGCAAGCTGTAGGTACTGTGAAGCTCATGGACCTCGCGGTCGAGCGTACATCAGGTGACTTCGAAGTCATGTACCAAGGTACACTGATGGCTGCTAAGTATGCGATGGGCCACGGCGTATTACGTCCAGAATGTGCAGTAGAAATTAAGTCTGCTTAATTCTTCTTTGGGTCGGTCCTTTTTTGGGCTGGCCCATTTTTTTCTTTTCGAGGTAACTATGGCAATACCAAGCGCAATGACCGAATTAGAAGCGGTCAACATTCTTCTAACTACTATTGGTGAAGCACCTGTTAACACGCTTACTGGTAACCAAGTCACCGATGTATCTATAGCAAACCAAGTTATAAACGAAGTTAACAGAGAAGTGCAGTCTATGGGCTGGCATTTCAACACAGAATATAATGTCCCTCTGATACCAAATATTGCTGGCGAGATAGTATCTCCAGCTAATGTAGCTAGGATTGATAGTAAAGATTATGATATCGTCATAAGAGAGGGTAAGCTATTTAACCTTCTGGATCGTACCTATACCTTTGGTTCTAAGATACTAGCAGACATTGTATACTTCCAAGATTTTACAGCTATCCCAGAGATAGCCAAGAAATACATCAGCTCCCGTGCGGCAAGAATTTATTCTGACAGAATGATTAACTCCACAACAATTAACCAAATGACATTCCGAGATGAAGCTAAGGCCCTGATGGACCTTAAAGCATTCGAAGGTGATACTGCTGATTATAACATGATGGATAATTATTCTGTGGCTCGCGTGATGAACCGTGGATTTAATCAGAGGATATTATCATAATGTCTCTAATCAGTTCTGCTATACCGAATTTAGTTCAAGGTGTTTCACAACAGTCTCCATCTCTACGTCTATCTAGTCAGGCAGAACTACAAGAGAATGCATTCCCCTCATTGGTTGAAGGTTTACAAAAGAGACCACCTTTAGAGCATACAGCTATTCTTAGTTCTACTACTACATCAGGGTCCTTCATTCACCTTATCAACAGGGATGTATCAGAACGCTACTTCATGTTCATAAATGCATCTAATCAGATTAGCATAATGGACTTGGATGGTAATGCTCAGACTGTGACGTATCCTAATGGAACTTCGTACCTAAACTCATCAAACCCAACCACAGACTTCAGGGCTGTTACAGTTTCTGATTATACGTTTATTGTAAATACAACAAAGGTAGTGGCTATGGATACAGCTACCACCCCGCTATTCCCTTTCACAGGTTTGATTGCTGTTAAGCAGGGTGACTACAACCAACGATTTTCAGTGTATCTTGATAATGCTTTAGCAGTAGACATTACCACAAGTACAACCGATCAGACGGAAACTAGAACTACAAATATTGCTACACGTTTAGCCACGGGTATTAATGCAGTTTCAGGTTTCACCTCATATGCTGAGGGTAGCACGGTTGTAATTAACAAAACTGGAAATGCTCAGTTTGATATGGCAACCTACGATAGTTTAGGTGACCAAGGATTATCAGCCACCTCAGGTACAGTTCAGCGATTTGATGAACTACCCTTACAGGCACCAGATGGTTTCATTGCTCATGTGCAGGGAGACCAAACAAATGAATTTGATGATTACTACGTTAAATTTGTTGCTGATGATGCTAACAAGGTATCTAGCGGGACTTACATTGAGACCGTGAAACCTCAGATAACTTATCAACTAAACGCATCCACAATGCCTCACCTTTTAATTAGGCAGTCCAATGGAACCTTCACACTTGAAGAAGCTGATTGGGGTGATAGGGCTGCAGGTGATGAAACATCCGTTCCAAATCCATCATTTGTTGGTAGAAAACTTTCAGACGTTTTCTTCTTTCAGAACCGTTTAGGATTTCTTTCAGGTGAAAACGTAAATCTATCTCGCACCTCTCAATATTTTGATTTCTTCGGTACAACTGCAAGAAGCTTACTAGATGACGATCCAATCGATGTAGCTGCAAGTCATACAAAAGTTTCAATATTAAAACATGCAATACCATTTGATAGAAAGCTTCTACTGTTCTCAGATCAAACACAGTTCATATTCAAGGGTGGTGACTTTCTAACGCCTAAGAATACATCAATCAGTCAAACAACTGAGTATGAGGCAAGCGCTTCAGCTAAACCTGCAGCTGCTGGTAATGTTGTATACTTCCCTGCAGAGCGCGGTGGGTTTACGTCGGTCAGAGAATATTATGTTATTGATGATACTGATCGATCAGATGCACAGGATATAACAAGCCATGTGTCTAAGTATGTTCCTGATAATGTATTTGAGATGGCTGCAAGCACTACAGAGAATGCTCTAGTCTGTTTATCAACAACAGAGAATAATACGATGTATGTGTACAAGTGGCACTTCGCTGGTCGAGAGAAGATGCAGTCTGCTTGGTTTAAGTATACCTTCAGTGGATTACAGATACTTAATGCTGAGTTTATTGGTAGTGCTTTATATGTAGTAGGTAACAAGGATAATAAGACTATCCTGTACACGATGCACTTCGACTCAGGTAGATTTGATACCAATCAGAATTATGTAACTAGGTTAGATTTTAGGCTTAGTGAGACTGATTGTACCCGTGTATATAATTCAACGGCAAACACTACTGCAATTACTTTACCTGTAACCTTATCGACACCAGTTATAGTAACTCGCGGGACCAATCAGGGTAGCATTATATCCTACACAGGTACATCGAATGTATTAACAGTCACAGGCGATAAATCAGCTACAGAATTTTTTGTAGGTGAGAAGTATATGATGACCTATGAGTTCTCCGAACCTACCATGAAGGAAAGTACATCTCAGGGTGGTCGTGTAGCTATTACTGGTGGAAGACTACAAATTAAACATTGGTTATTGCGTTACCAGGATTCAGGTGATTTTACCGCTAAGGTATTACCCCGCTATAGGCCCCTACAATCCTACGGGCTTGGTGGGTCTTTTGATTACACAGGTCGTGTGATTGGAGGTGGCGCTGGGGTCTTAGGTACAACCACACTCGCGTCAGGTGACTTCAGGTTCCCTGTAATGTCGAAGGCCGACAGGCTTAGTGTGATTATTGAAAGTGATAGCCACCTACCCTGCCAGTTCTTATCTGCAGAGTGGGAAGGTGCAATGCACATTAGATCAAGAAGAGTTAATGGATAAATATCTAACACCTACAACGGTTGAAGATATAGACTACCTTTCCTCAAGACTACGAAAAGCTGATAAAGATGAGTGTTCTGCAGCAACAGGATTACCTGTGCGGGACGCTCTCTATACTGGATATTTAGCTGGGGATGTTACCCTAACCCTTAGGAACTCTAAAGGTCTGAGGGTGGGTATATGTGGTGTCGTATCTTCACAAACAACAAAAGGCGCAGGGGTCATCTGGATGACAGCAACAGATGACATCTATCAACATCAGATGACCTTCCTGCGTAAAAGTAAGGCAGCACTAGAATATCTTTCAGATGGATATTTGGTACTGTTTAACTGCGTCGATGCTCGAAATCACCTACACATAAAGTGGCTGAAATGGATGGGCTTCACGTTCATTCAGAAGCACGAAGAGTATGGGGCTGAACAGCGGCCCTTTTACGAATTTATAAGGATAAGCAAAAATGTGTCTACCAATAGTAGCCGCTGCAGGTGCAAGCCAAGCGATGCTGGCAATCAAGGGGATTAGTGCAGCAGCCTCTGTAGTAGGAACGTTAGCGGCAGCGCAGAAACAAAATGAGGCATATGCCCAGAATGCTCAATCTGCGAAAGACGCTTACTTTCTAAAATCAAAACAATCAAACCTGAAGATACTTCAAGAACAGCGACAGGCTTCCCAGCAGAAATTAGATGCTGATGCGAAAGCTATGAAGGCACAAAGCACTTCAATGGCAGCTGCAGCCGCGTCTGGTGTTCAGGGTGTTGATGTAGATCGAATGCTTAATGATTTTGAGCGCTCCGAAGGTGTCCTATCAGATAGGATTTCCCAGCGCCTTGAAGGTATGCAAGCACAGAACGAAATGAATAAGTTGGCATTCCAAACAGAGGCCAACAACAGAATTAACTCAATGCAACCCGTAGGGTTCGCTGAGACCTTGTTCAATGTGGTGGAGCCTATAGCAGGTTTCAGTCTTGATTACATGGATGAGAAAAATAGACTAGCGACCTTGGAGGGAAATTGAGATGGCTAGACCAGTAGTCGGTAACCCCTTCGAGAACCAAATAGCAACTGTAAGCCCCACGGCTCAAGTTGTTGATATCTTCGAGCGGGGTGTAGTTGAGAGGAACCCATTAGGTTCATTAGCTGGAAACCTCTCAAGATTAAGTCAGAAAGCTGACAGAACTTTAGGAGCCATTGAGAAGCGCCTTGGTGAGAAAGAGTTTGCTGAAGGGCAAGCACTTTACGCTAAGACCCGTAAGTCTATCGGTGATGCAGTACGAGCAGGTATTATTGATGAGGCTGAAAGTCCCTACCTTCGTAAAGGCTATCGCATCTCTAATTTGAACGTGTTGGCTAGTAAATATGCTACGGAATTAAGTACAGCTTTAGATGCTAAACAACTTTACAAGAATGGTAATCCTGCAGCAGCCGAAAAGTTTACTAAGGATTTCTACGATAAGTTTGTCACAGAGAATGAACTATCGAACTTTGGTGTTACAGAAATAGCTGAGTACCTTCTACCCACCACACAGAAATCAAATGCAGCATTCATATCTTCTTGGAGAAGTAAGCATCTAGCTTGGCAGAAGTCGCAGAACTATGTCCAGCTTGGGCAAGAACTTGGTAAATATACTTCTAAAATAGCTGATAGTGGTCCTCTTACCTCAGAAAAACTAGATAGCCTTTCACTTTGGTTTCAAAGTAAAATTGATACTGCTGAATTAGACGGGATGAATCGTGCGAAAGTTAACAAGGCTATCGTTGATTCACTACTCATTACAGCTGAAGAAAATAATACCCCAGAACTTCTAACAATCTTAGATAAACTGAAGAGTGGTACAGGACGTATAGGTCAATCAGTTTCTGTAAGAAAATCGGTACTAGCTTCAGAGAACCGTATAGCTTCCTCATTACAAAGCATAGACGCAGCGGCAGCTAGGAAAGCTAAAGCTGAAAATGAAGCAAATACAGCAGCACTTGAAACTCAAGCATTTATAGCTGGCTCGAATTTAATTAATGCTAAAACACCACAAGAAAAAGAAGCTGCTCAAGTACAATTTGATGCAGTCATCGAAGGAATGGTAGCTGCTAACCTCGGAACTGAGGCAACAACGGCATTAAAGTTTTATCAGGCAATGGGTGATAGAAATGATAGAAATGAAGACCCAGTTCTAAGGTCAGAATTATTCAACTCGTTAACTGGGGCTGAGACACCAACAGAAGTTCGGAAAATCTTAACTGAAGGTTTAAAACAGGGTGCTATATCTCAATCAACTGCATTGACTGCATATAAAGCAGTGATAAAGGCTGATGGGCAGATTCAAAAGTTTGCCTTCGCGGATTCCAACACCCCAGTAAAGGGAATATTGGATAGCTTTATAGCTGTGGTTACAGAAATTGACCCCACCAGCATGACACCTTCAAACCAAATTAATATTAATGATGCAAGGCGAGACTTTGAGGATGCTTACCTTGAGTGGGAAGCATCAGTCTACGATAAAGATCCAAACGCTAAGATAACTCGAACGATGATGCGAGATGCCGCAAGGCAAATAGTGGATAAGTTAACACCTGTGTATGTGAGTCAAGAAAAAATTAACCAAGCTGAACGGGTTATGGAAGCAATTAGTAATCCAGATCCTGAGCCTAGAATAACAGTAAACCCAAAGACTGAAGAACAGAAGGGGCTTCTGAGAAGGCTGAGAGATTTGTTTTACAGCGGATCAACAAGACCCCTACCAACGAAAAATGATTAGGAGAAATTAAATGGAAGAGGAAACGGTAAACAACTTTAACCTCACTCCTGATGCCATTGCGTGGATTAAAGAGAACCCAAAACACTTTGGTCAGTTTGATGCAGAGTGGGGCGATGGAGCCGCTGCTTCTATAAATGGTGAACCTGATGATGGTGTACTTGAAGACATGGGCAAAGGCTTAGTTGAAGGTGCTCTAGGTCTTGTAAGGGAAACTGGTCAGTTCATTGGTGACGTAGATGACGCCGCATCTGGCTTCATGGATAAGTATCTAGGTGGGTCTACGATCTACAGAGATAAAACCTCTCCAATTGGTGTTAACTTTGGTACACAAGAAGATGCAGATATAGCACTTCAGGAACAAGGTTTCGATGGTGCTAAAGACCTACAAGAACTTGCAGCTAAAGCTACTATGTTTGGTAGTAAACGAGACACAGGAATAGGTGGTGCTACACAAGGCATAACTCAATTCATAGCTGGATTGGTTGGTGTTGGTAAACTTACTAAACTAAAAACACTTTCAACGGTAAAAGGTGGTCTTATTGGCGGCGCTATTGTTGACGGTGTAGCCTTTGACCCTGATGATGCTAACCTAGTTAGATTGCTGGATGAACAATTTGGAATTGGTAACGATGTCCTAACTGAAGTCCTAGCTAACGATGAGGAAAGCCAGTGGATAAATAGACTAAAGAATGCTGGTACAGGCACCTTAATAGGTGGAACACTAGATAGTGTAATTGTCGGTGTCAGGTTCTTAAAGGCTAAGAAAAAAGCTGAACAGGAGATACAGGCAAGTGGCGAAATATCCAAAGAAACCATCGAAGAAGTGCGGGTCCTCGAAGAGCAAATAAAAAAGTTTGAAGACCTAGCAGATAAGCCTAAAGGCCAAATGATTGATGGTAAGTTTCACACCGACGATGGTATGGTGTTTAACCCACAAACTGGTGCTAGGGAATTTGAGGTTGAACTAAACCTTAAAAAGCCAACTGCTAAAGTAGAGGCACCAGAAGCACCTACAGCACCTAAAGCTCAAGATGGTAAAGCTATAGAGCCAGAGGTTGTACAAGCTCCTAAGGCTCCTAAAGAACCTAAACTACCTTCATCAGTCGTGAACATTAAGGCATTTAAGGATGCTGCAGTTCGCTCACGCGCTATCAACGAAGTTGTGCAGATTGGTGACTTAGACCAGATGGGTAATAACCTCGGTCTGTTTAACTATGAAAAGTTTGATGGTTCGATTGA